GATTATATCTACCTAATGCAATATCTGATCCTGTCGTTGTATAAATGAAAGAAGAATTTACATTAGCAACTAATCCACTAGTGGAGATTGAGTTAATAAATCTAACTTCTCCATTTACCATAATCATATCACCATTAGCTAATTCAAGATTAAAATTTGTTCCAGTTCCAGTGATGATATGACTATTTGCTGCAACGTTAACCGTTCCTACAATTCTTGTTGGTTCAATTGCAATCTTCATTATTCCGCCACTACTATCAACCGAAGTAACTCTAGCAGCAGCACCAACACCTGCTGTCAAAGCAGGATTAGAACCAAAAATAACTTCATCACCGATGCGATATCCTGTACCTTTACTATTAATCTGATATCCGCCAATAGATTTAAATGAGGAAATTGAGTGTGTAGTGGTTCCAGTTTGGTAAATAGCACCTTGTGTTTCAACAATAGGAACCGAATTCAAAACTGTGTTTGACGAGATTACTAAACAAGAGTTTATTCCACCAACAGTAATAGTTCTTGGGTTCATCAAATCAACTATCTTTGAATCCTTATTAATAGTTTTACCTGGAATTGAATAATCAGCAGTATCAATTGCCAATGAAGATACGTTTGAGATCAATGTATCTGAAAGAATTGTATAAGTGTTGACTACATTCGCACCAGTAGTATTTACCGTTGAAATTGTTCCATTAACTGCTAGTGGTGGATCGAGTGTATCAATTATTCCACCAACAGAAAATCCTGCACCAATTTTTTGAACTGTAATTGTATCAGCAGTACCGGCAAAAACCTCATCGATAATTGCAACGGCTTCTTGTTCCGCACCACCACCAGAAATAATAACTAAGTCATTGTTTGAATAATTTGATCCGCCTTCAATAACATTAATACTTTTTAATGATGAAGATGTTAAAAATTCAAAATTAAGTAAATTATCATCAACCACAATATTACTAATACAATATTCGCCATTTTCAAAATTTCCTATTAAAGATTTTGAATTAACATACAAATCTTCAATATTTCTATTTGATACTAAACTAACAGCAAATCTTTCTATAATTGCAGAAGCTCTAGAAACTTTTCCTATTACTTTACGATTAACAAGCAATTCGTAATCAAAATTATTAAAATAAACTTTAATAATAGAATTGTTTGGTGGTGCAGTATTGAAAATTAATTTTTTATATGATTGATTTACCAAATAATCATTCGTTTGGACTCCGTTAATTAAAACGGTTTTAATGGTAAATTGTGAACTTGGTAATAAAAATGTAGTCTTAGTTCCTGTTCCTGTATGTAAAAGATACAATTCATTTGGGTCTACACGTAATGAATTTTCTATAGACCAAACACTAGATGATGGTTTTAAGACTTCATTTTTTGGTTCAATAATTTTAACTTCTTCATTAAACAATAATCTAAAAAGAAATTTATATGATTCAATACTTCCTTTAGATAGATAAAGTCTATTTAAATTCTTAAATAAAATATCTTTTCTTACTTCAGAATCTCTTGGTAAAAGTGAAGCAAACTTTTCATAAAAGTTATTTTCAAAATCTTCTAAAGATAAATTTATATCAGAAATATTATTTAAGCTTTTTGCTTTAGTAATCAAATCATTTTTAGAAGTTCCTTGTTGTTCTTCTAAAAACTCATAGTAAGCCTCCAAAAATGATATAAATTTTGGATATTCGTCACGAACAAATTCAGGAACTTGTTGTAAAATTAAATTTGATGTTTTTAAATTCGTCATTTAAATTTCTGATAAATCTACTGTAATTGCCGAAGAATCGTTTATGTCCATTTCTAAAACTGTATTACGTTTAGTTTCTATAATTCCTTTTTCCGATTCAATAGTTAATCTCATTAAACCGTCTGTTGAATAAACATTTTTAATATTAACATCTGTCAGAATTATTCTTCCAGTTTCGTAATTAATTTTTCCAGCGTTTTCATTTACGATTTGTTTTTGAGCATCTGCATCATAATAAATTGTTCGTAACTTACCAGTTCTAGCGGTAACTACAGCAGAAGCAGTAGCACCAGATCCACCACCACCTTCAACAATAACAACAGCTCTAGTGTAATTAAATCCTGTATTTGTTAAAGTAATCTTTTCAATTCTACCATTAACAACAGTGGCTTCTGCTTTAGCTCCTGATCCGTCTCCAACTATTCTAACAGTTGGAACTGAAGTATAATTAGTTCCTGGATTAACAACTTGAACATCTTCAACACCTGTATATGTTTCGGCAGTTTCTTCGTAAGTAACTGTTCTGAGAGCACCGAATGCATCTATAACATCAAATTCTGTTGAAGTTAATCTATTTGTTAAAGTACCTCTATGTAAAGGTGTGTTGAAATCAATAGTGTAATTTCTAAGTTCATTTAAGAATGGTTCAAATCTTTTTTGTATTCTGATTGTAACCTCAGATCCAATAATCGCATTAGGATTTGTTTGATCCATTAAATCTTGTATTTTAGATAAAACAAATCTTCCACCAAATTTATTCAAATTTAATTCACGATACAACAACGCTGCCGTTTTTATTTTATTTTTTACCACTTCTGGTTTATCAATGGTTTTTCTTTTGTCATATTTCACATATGAATTTACCAAAACGTAAAGATAATCAGGATCACGTATTTCAGTTTGAATCGCAATAATGGATTTTGGTTTTAAAATCTCGTCAATAATTCTTTGTCGTTCTATTTCTGAGATATAATAATTTGTTTTTGGTTTTAAAGAGATGATTACTTTACCATATGATGGAGGAATATCATCTTCACTTCCCCACACAGAAACAGAATCTACATTTGGATAACTTCTTTTAATATAAGATTCATAGTCTTTATATGTTACCAATCTATTTTGTGTAGCATATTGTAGTGGAGCCGAATAACGAACACTTTCTACAGATTCTCTTTCAGAACTTCCACCAGCAACCGAATTTACAGTTATATCAATATTACCAAATCCAGCTACTCCTGTTACAGGAATAAAAGTTGTTGCTTTATTTGCTTGTTGACCGTTACTTACAATGTATTGAATGTTTATAATACATCCATCCGGTAAAGCCTTACCAACAACTCCATCTCCAAAATAAATTTGATATTTTGAATCTTTAGTTTCTTCAATAAAATAAACTAGTGAATTGTTATCGATGTCCAAAACATTAGAAGCAAAAGTATATGTTTCAATTGAACTATTACCTGGATTTGATTGAACTGTAACAGTCAAACTTTCAGTATCAACATTAATATCCGGTATTACAAAAACACTTTTTGGATTTGAAATTGAATTGTAAGTATATGAATTTGTAATAATGTCACCTTCATATACTTTAACATTTTCATATATGAATTGATCTCCAGTTTTAGTAACTGTAATTGGTTCTAAAACATTGAAAAGATATGAAACGTTATCAATCAAATCCGATTGAAGTCCAAATCCTTGTGGTAATGTTAAAGAAGTTGTTGGATTATTTGTTGGTACAGTAATCGTTATGTTCACATTTGCAACAGCTGGTTTTCTAGAATGTGGAACATAACCCAACATTTTCGCATGAGATACGACGGAACTTCTAAGAACAGCTGTATCCAAAAATGCTTCGTTTGCCACCATATTTAAATAGTAAGCATTATAGTGAGTATTATACGCCAGTAAGTCTAACAAAATATTTAATCCAGAACCCTCAAAATCGTAGTCCTGGAATTCACTTTGTTGACTCAAAAAGTTTTTTAAATTATTCTTGATTGTATCAAAATCAAGATCGGTTATTTGTAAACGATCAGCCATTATCGTATCTGCATTAGTTGAAATGTTACTTTGATTGGTTGTAAAGCATTCACAATTCTAAATTCTATTATTACTGTGAATGAATTTAAATCATAATTAGGATTTACTGTGATATTATCTATAGGTTGCATTACCCTAGGTTCATAATTCACAATTATATACTCTATTTCTTTTTTTATTCTGTCTGCCGTCAATTCATCAATATTTTCAAATAACAAACTTCTAATTTTTCCGCCAATATCTGGACTGAAAAACTTCTCTCCCTCATTCAAAGAGACTAGATTTTTGATGGAGTTAATTACCGCTAAGTTTCCGGTATGTTTGTTTATGTCTTTTCGGACAGGGTGAACGTTAAAATTCAAGTCTAAATCCTTGAATTCTCTAACTATATTGGTTTGAACTGTGGCCATCTTCTATTTATAGTTTCTCTTTGAGTTTATCGGTTCCAATGTAGTTTTCCACTAAATGTGCTCCAAGATCAGTAAATCCGGAATACTTTAACATACTAATATAATTATTGGACAATTTTCTAACATTTCCATAAAAATTTATATCATGTTGTTCCCTAGAACTCATAAACGTATTAGCACTTTCAATATAAGAAGCAATTTCTTGGATCCTTAAAGCACCCAAAGATGATGTATATGATCCAGTAGGAATTCCTGCGGTGTACACAATACTATTAGTTATTTCTAATATAAAATCATTTATTTGTGAATTATATGTGAGTAAGTCATCTTCCACAAATATACTAGTCATACTTCCGAGAATTGGAGAGTTGTTACTAACATCTTCAAATTTTGAAAGAATGTCAATAGCTTGTCTACCATAACCTTGAGCTGTACTCAAATCTGGTTTGGCAAGATTAGTGGTTACTTCCAATCCAGAAAGTCTTTGTGTATGACGTAAAAATGTATTACAAGTATTGGATAAATTCCACGAAGCCGATCTTATTTCTGATAAAAGTATAGTTGTTGATAAATTATTATAATTATTAACTGTCGTGTAAAAAGGATATATCGTTGAAGAAATGGCATTGATTGCATTTCCAACTGGATTTTTTAAATAAAGTGTTTCAGATACTTCGTTATTTACTATAGCATCATATTGCCATTTTCTAATAGGAGCAGGCATAACTCTATTATTATCCTGAATATTTCCTAAAGGATCAAGCGCATCTCCAAATTTAGAGGTATTGAAGTTAAGACCTAAAGAATCAAAAATTGGTTTACTCATAATGGTTTCACATAAACTGCACTAGGAATTGCTTGTCTATTTACTGGTTCTAAACATGTTGCTAAATCTGTTAATCCAACTAAAATGGGAAGACCATTTACTAATATTCTTGGAGCTGTTGTTCCAAGTGACATTACTGCGATACAATGTATTTCACAACCTGGAGATCCACAACATGCGTGAGGTGCAATTTGTGTACCTTCACGTGCCATAGGAATTCCATTTATTCTAACATTAAGATGACAAACTGGTCCAGTTAAAACTCCTCGATCCGAAACCACATCACCCAATTTAAGTGCAAATGTCATATTTTATCCGCCGGTATTAATGGT